TAGGGCAAAAACTGTAACTGAAGCATATGATAAGTTTATAACTTATGCACATCAATATCGTTTATTTGGTAAAGGCGACCAGTATGAATTAAAGAAACTTTTATATCTGACACTAGTTAATGTAAATATACTAGAAGGCATTAGATTTTATGTATCATTTGCTTGTTCGTTTGCATTTGGTGAATTAAAACTTATGGAAGGTTCTGCTAAGGTTATATCTCTAATTGCTAGAGACGAAAATTTACATCTTGCAGTATCACAAAACATCATAAATAATTATCGTAAAAAAGAAAATGATAAAGAAATGCTTAAGATTATGAAAGAATGTGAACAACAAGTTTACGATATGTACGATACGGCCGTACAACAAGAAAAAGATTGGGCAAAATATTTGTTCAATCAAGGTTCTATGATTGGCCTAAATGATATATTACTTAATCAGTATGTAGAATATATGGCAAATAAAAGAATGAAAGCAATTGGTCTTAACGCTGTTTATGACCAACCCACTAATCAAAATCCATTACCATGGACACAACATTGGTTAAATAGTAGAGGACTTCAAAACGCACCACAAGAAACTGAGATAGAAAGTTATATTGTTGGTGGCATAAAACAAGATGTTGAAAAAGAAACATTTAAAGGATTTAAACTATGAAGAACCCTAATTTAAAAACTGTATGTGAAAATTGCTCAGCAACATACATAGTAAGACACGATTTACCAGAAGATTATATAGAACAATATTGTCCATTCTGTGGCTCTGAACACGAAGAAGTTGAAGAAACGGTGACAGACATTGATGACAACTGGGACTAAATGGATATATAAAGGTAAAGTAGTTGAAGAACTTCCACTTGATTGTGAGGGGTTCGTTTATCTTATTACAAATCTAACAAATAACAAAAAATACGTTGGTAAGAAACTTGCAAGATTTAAAGTTACCAAACCACCACTCAAAGGTAAGAAGAATAAAAGACGTTCTACTAAAGAGAGTGACTGGAGAACCTATTGGGGTTCTTCTGAACACCTCAATGCAGATGTTAAAGAAATAGGCGAAGAACAGTTCACTAGAGAGATATTACACTATTGTAATAGTAAAGGAACACTTAGTTATCTTGAGGCAAAAGAACAGTTTGATAGACAAGTTCTCTTAACAGACGAATATTATAACGGTATTATCAATGTTCGTATCGGTGGTTCGAGTATTTTGAGAGAATCCCTCAAAAATAAATTAAAATAATTCCAATTAATTTATAAACCATTGATTTTACAACGTTTTTTTGATGGAATAATGCTTGACAAGTCCTAGTATTCTTAGTATAATATACTTATATTATGAAAAAACACACAAAGGACTACACTATGCAAAAATTCAAATTATATCAGATACATACGACCAAAGAAGAAGACGACCTTATCAATGCGAAAGGTCATGATGCAGTTGAAAAACACTTTATGCACATAAACATGACTTTTAATGATAATGTTGACCTTCTTGCAAAAGAAGCACTTGACAAAGATTATTATTCTCATGTTAGTAATATTACTGCTAGAAGTCTTGAAGATGTCTTTCAAGTTGGTAACGTGGGACCAGAATCACAAATAGAAAGATTTGCAAATACTGATATGTATTCTGTAAGTGTTGGTGATATAGTTGAAGACAAAGAAACAAAAAGAAAATTTGTTGTTGCAACTATGGGTTTCAAGGAGGTTGCGTAATGTACTATGTAAACTTTTACGAAGTAGAATGGGTTGTAAGTTTTGAATTTCTGCCAGCCGCATTTGCTTATGGTAAGAGAGTTCTTAATGACCCTAAACAAGGTCACAAATTTGTAGTCATGGACGAAGATGGTTATTTTATGAAAGATAATTCTGTAAAGAAGGAAGAGAAGTGGGCAGTATGAAGTATTTTTTAGATTTAGTAGGAACATGGATAGTTAATGGTATGGCTATACTTGTAGGATTATGGATGCTATATGTAATACTTATGGCTGTGTTAAATACAATAGGAGTAATAAATGCTTAAATTGATAAAGTTTTTAATTATGATTTGTATATTAGTGTGGGCAAATCTCTTTCTAACCCTGTCTTCTGCTTTTGCTAGTGACATGAACGAAGCAATTGCTGGTCATGTAATTCAACAAAAATTACAAGGCAATTCAGTTGACTCTTCTGTATTCGAAGCTGAAATGGCAAGACTTGCTCATAATTATGCTCTTGACACAATATCAATTTTACAAAAATATTTGCCATCTATGTTAGATAGTATCTCAGCAGAGTTGAGAGCAAAGGCAGATAAAGAATATAAGTGTAATTTACAATCAGATGAATACAAAAATAAGGACTGTAGATAATGTTTCATGTAGTTTATTCTAGACACTATTGGGATGTTGACCATCAAGATGGTGATAGTATGTTTTCAAATACTTGGACTCTATACAGAAATGTATCGTATTCTCAAATAGGAGATATGCAAGGTAAAATACTTATCATGAAAGCAAAGGCTGATAAAGCATATGCAAAGGCAGAAAAGAAACGAAGACAACAAGAGGATCCTGAACAGTTTGAAAAGTCCGAAGTTTATATCGTAGATGATAGAGATTATTTTAAAACATATAAGGATGTATATCCTGATGTTTACAATGGACCTGTTGGTCTGATACCAGCAAAAGAAGATTACTATTATAATTATGGTCAAAAATCTGATTTCATGTTATTGAAAGATTTTGATGAAGAATATACATGGTATGCTAAAGACTGGACACAAGAACAGATTGTAGACGAGTACAAGAAAAGAGAAGCTTGACAACTATACTAATATAGTATATAATTATATTATTAACGAGGATATATTATGGGTTTATTTTATGTACATATACCTAAGAGTTATGGTAAGAAGAAGAAGAAACTACCAAACAGTTTAGGTATGAAGAAAATGAGTAAGTCGCCAAAGATGCAAAAATTATTAAAGGCGAGAGCACAACACAGAAAATTTCTAATTAGTCACGGTATCAATCCTGATAGAAACCTTTCTGATATCAGAAAAGAAAATCAAAATCGTTCAATATTTCGTGATACACCTTTAGTTCAAAAATCTGCCGATGTTGACAACAATATAAAATCAATTGACCATTCTAAATTTAATGGTTCAGGTGGTACTAAACCAAGTCACAATTGGCGTCTAGAAGAATCTAAAAACTTTACAGTTGCACCTGCTTATAATAAAGGTGCATATCAAGTCATTAGTCGTAAAGACGTGAAAGATATAGGCAGATGAGCGACCTATTATTATTCTGGCTTATGCTCTTGACATTTGCAGTTATCTATAGTATAATAACATGAGTATACAAAAGAAAACTTATGATATTGTCTACTATGACGAGAACGGTGATAAAGAAGTTATCTATAGTTGCTCTACTTTCGAAGAAGCAACAGCAGTTTACTTTCAATGGACAGAAGGTGATATAGATGGACAGAAAAATATGAGTTATGATATCGAAGAGAATTACATTGTTTAGAATATTAATTATATCATTACTACTAACTAGTTGTGGTAATAAACAAATACTACCAACACCGATTAGTGAGTTAAATACAATTAGAAACTTATTTAATTTTATAGACTTTGTAGATGATGAAGAAGAAACAGAATGGGAAGAAGAATATAATGTTTCTTCAGGAATAAATACTTCAGGTATAATTGAAGCTGAAACTTTAGAGGTTGACGAGAACGGAGAAGCACATCTTGTCGGCCCTAAAGATAAAGAAATATATTTTTATAATCGAGATGTTTGGATTGCAGGAGAGTAAATATGTGTGAAAGACGAGACCAAGATTGGATTAATCCACCTGAACCAAAAGAAGAAATTGAACCTGATATAGATGCTATTGGTGATGAAATGTGGTTAAGAAAAAAAGAACAAGAAGAACAAGAAGAGAAAGATGATTAGATTAACTATATTAATAATACTTGCTTACTACATAAGTGGTTGTAGTATGAATACAGTTAAATCGCATCTAGGTACGGCTGGGGGTGCAGTAGCAGGTTATACTACTTGTGCAGGATTACTTCAAGCAAATATGCCTATATCGGCTGCTTGTAGTGTAGTCGGTGCCGTATGGGGTGCAAAGTTTTATTATAAAAATGATATGAATACACATACAGCAATATTTGTAGATACATTAAACACAGCACCAGGCAAAAGGTCTCATACAAGTTGGGGTAACTCTGCTAATGGTAATTGGGGTTCTATAACAATCAATAGAACTTATGTAAAAAATAGTGCTAGATGTAGAGAATATACTTCAGTTATTAGTATCGAACATTCTTGGCCTATGAATGGCATATCAAGAGAGAGTGAGACAGGAACAGCCTGTCAATTACCAGACGGGCGTTGGACAATAAAGGAGAGTACAAACTCATGAACATAGATGAAAAACCAGAAAGTTTAGTAGATAAAGTATTAAGGTGGCATGAAGATAGAAACTTAATCGAAGGTTCTACTGATAAAGACCAAGTGTTAAAGTTGCAACAAGAACTTGGCGAGTTGAGTGATAGTGTTTGCAAACAAAAAGATGTAAGAGATGACCTAGGTGACATGATGGTTATTATGTTAAACATTATGAAAAGAAATGATGTTACATGGGAGGAATGTTTACAGGTAGCATATGATGATATCAAAGATAGAAAAGGTAAAATGGTTGATGGTGTTTTTGTTAAAGAGAAAGATGATTTTTTTACTGCTGAAAAATATGATTTCTCAAACTGGTCGGATTCTTAATGCAAGACCCTAGAACATCAATGTTATATTCAATGTTACTATTAATAATATTGTTATTAATGTTTAAGTCATGTGCCTATGCAGGTGATAAATCACAATGGTTAAATGATAACCCTTGTATGATAAAAGTTATAATTAAAGAGAAGTGTTTAGATAGACAATGTCTAATAACAGAAACAACAAAAGAAGAAATTGTAAAATGTAAAGACGGATATGACGGACCTAATTACTGGGAATTATTCGCTCAATTTTATTATGCAGATTTGACAGTTCCTGCTTATTGCAGAGAAGTGGCAAGACCAGACCATCCTTTTAAAACACCTGGGATGGTTTGTTTAAATGAACATGGTGTTTGGGAGACGAAGTAATGTATAAACTATTAGTTACTATAACTTGTATAGTTATGTTGACGTTACATTGGGGTGAATTTTCTGAGAAAGTAAACTTAGCAAAATTTTTAAGAATAACAGATAATGTTATAAATGAAGTGAAGGAGTAAAATATATGATAAAGACATTATTAGTTGCTTTGGCAACAATTACTTTGGCAAGTTGTAGTAGTAACACTTACAAAGTTGAACAAGAAGCAGATTTAAAGAATGGCCGTTTATTAGATGAAGTACCACAATGGTATATTGATGCTTCAGTTAGTGAAGGTTTTTTTGATAGAGGTACTGAAAGTAATTATATCTATTCAGTAGGTCAAGGGTCGAGTCCCGATTTACAATTAGCAATTCAAAAGGCATTGTTAGTTGCAAAAGCAAGTCTTGCTGACCAGATGCAAGGCGAAATGAATCAAAGAAGTGAACTATATACTACTGAGATTGGTTCAAATAAAAACAAAAAAGTTGCTTCGAAAATCGAAGACACAATTGTTAATGTAGTTGCAAAGACTATGGTTCAAGGTTATGAGCAATGGGAGAAAGCAGTATATGAAACACCTTATGGTCAGTACAGAGTTTATCTCGGTCTGAAAATGGGTATCGGTGATGCAAATAAACTTGCCGATTATATTGCTGAAAATGCAAATCAAGATATTGATATTGATGTATTAGCAGAAGAGGCGATAGAGGAGGTACTATAGATGATTACAGTTTACAGCAAACCAAACTGTCCATATTGTGAGAAGGCCAAGTATTTATTAGAAACTCTTGGCCTACAGTATGAAGAGAAGATTGTAACCAAAGATTTGTCTATTGATGAATTGTATAAAGTGTTAGGAAAACAAGTTAGAACTATACCACAAATAGTCATGAATGATGTTCATGTGGGTGGTTATAATGAGTTAAAAGAACATTTTCTTAATGAAGGAAAGATAAACTTTAAAGGTGAAAAAATATAGTAAAGGTACATAAATAGTAGCATGATAAACTTTCAACAATACATATCTGAAGGCGTTTACGACCCAAATATATTCAAAGCGTTCTTTCTTGCAGGAGGTCCTGGTTCAGGTAAATCATGGGTTTCTGAAAGAACATTAATGGGTATGGGTTTAAAAGTTATCAATAGTGATAACATGTTTACGTTTGCCTTAAATAAAGAAAAAATGTCATTAAATATGGCAACAACAGATGCAAAAGAAATTGCAAGACGTGATGAAATAAGAAAAAAGGCAAAAGCAAGAACTGGTGTACAGTTAAGAATTGCATTAGAAGGTCGTTTAGGTCTCATACTAGACAGCACAGCAAGAGATGTTGCAAGAATAGAATCAGAAGCAAACACAATGAAACATATCGGTTATGATGTACATATGGTGTTTGTAAATACAAGTTTAGATGTTGCTCTTAAAAGAAATCAAATGAGAACAAGAAAAGTACCAGATGCTATTGTGATACAAAACCACAAACAAGTGCAACAAAATATAGGTAAGTTACAAAACCTATTTGGTCATGCTAATTTTATTATTGTAGATAATAATAAAGTTGCTGAAGATGTAAACCCTAAAGTATATAAAGCAATACGAAGAATGATTAATAAGAAACCTACATCATATCAAGCGATATCATGGATAAAGAGAGAACTACAAAAGAAAAAGAGAGGTTAAATGCCAAAGAAGTCAAACGTAATACAGTTTCCGACAAACAGAGCTAATAAGAATAGTAAACCAGTAAGACCAGAATTATCAGAAGAAGAACATCTACAAATCAAAGAAAATTTATTCATTGACCAATTAACAGAAGAATTTGCTTTAGATTTTATTCATGTATTACAAGAGAACGCTGTCGATACTAAGAAAGATTTATTTCTAAAAGACCTAGCAATAGTAGTTGAAGCTATTAAGAGTTTATTAAAAAGAGACTTTGACGGCAAACATGCAATGCAGAATATCTCTGATAATATCGTAAAAATCAAAACACTTAAAGACGGCAGAAAAATTACTGAAATTAATTATGGTAATGTTGTTCTTAAAAAACAAAAACCAAAGAAAAATGATAGTCTACACGAGTCAAGAAACAAAGAAATTCTAAAAGACGAAGAAGAAAAAGAAGAAATAGAAGTAGAATTCACATTGGATCCTGATATAAAACTGGATTAATGCTTGACATCATGTCAATATATTGATATAATAATATTATGACAAGAGAGAAGTTAGACGATAAAATCAAAGCACTTAATTCTACCAGAGTGTTTAAAAAGATAACACCAAAAGGCGATATATCTTGGTATGTTAAATGGGTTTCATGTATATTTTTACTTGTTGCAGCCTGTTTCAGAGCAATTGGTGAGTTTAATACAGTTGACTTATGTTTTAGTTTTTTAGGTGTAGTAGGTTGGCTTTGGGTAGGAATATTATGGCATGACAGAGCAATTATAATGTTGAACGGTGCCTTATCTACACTTTTATTAGTAGGAATTTTAAAGGCGGTTATATAATGATTATAGTTGACATCAATCAGATAATGATATCGAACCTCATGGTTCAAATCAATGGCAGAGATGCACCTGAATTAAATGAAGACCTTGTTAGACACATGGTTTTAAATTCACTTCGTGCTCACAATAAAAAATTCAGAAAAGAATATGGTCAAATGGTTATTGCTTGTGATAGTAGTAATGTATGGAGAAAAGAAATCTTTCCTAATTACAAGGCAGGTAGAAAAGCAAATAGAGCAAAATCTGAACACGATTGGTCTTTAATATTCGATATCATATCTAAAGTTAAAAATGAAATCAAAACATTTTTGCCTTACAAAGTTATAGAAGTAGATACAGTAGAGGCAGATGATATAATTGCTGTCTTAACTAGTAACAAACAATGGGCTGAAAAGGTACTTATATTATCAGGTGACAAAGACTTTATACAATTACATAGTGATAACGTAAAACAATATAATCCTGTACTAAATAAATTTGTAGGTAAAGACGAGAATCCAACTTTATATCTCAAAGAACATATACTAAAAGGTGATAGAAGTGATGGTATACCAAATGTATTATCAGATGATAATGTGTTTGTTGAAGGTAGAAGACAAAGACCTCTAAGTAAAAAACGTATAAATAGTTGGATAGAAGAAATTTCTATGACCTTTACTGAAGAAGAGCAAAGGAATTACAACCGAAATCGAACATTAATTGATTTAAGTTGTATACCTCATACACTTGAGGATAAAATTAATAATGAGTTTTTGAATGTGAAAGTAGCAACTAGAGATAAAATTCTAGGTTACTTTATAAACAAAAAACTTAAAACTTTAATCGAGTCAATAGATGAATTTTAGACTCGAAAGAACTGTTAAGGAGAATATAAAACATGGCAATAATTAGAAGAAATCCAGATGGAAGTATAGCAAGTCAAGAAGGTTTTGACAACAACCAAGTACCAACACAATCCCACCCAGCATTAGCAAATAGAAGAGGTATGGCTGCAATGGCAGAAGCAGGCAGAGCTGTACCACCTTTAATGAGTGAGATTGCTACAAAAATAAACAACGCAAAAGATAAACCTAGAAAACTAAAAGTATTAAGAGACAATGATACTGTAGCATTAAGACAAGTTTTAAAAGGTGCTTTTGACCCAAAGATAGAATGGTTACTACCGAAAGGTGATGTACCATACACAAAGAATGACGCACCAGTAGGAACAGAACATACTCAGTTAAGACAAGAAGCAAAAAGATTATATCTGTTTACAAAAGGTGGCGACAATACTTTATCTAGTAATAAAAGAGAAACAATTTTCATTCAAATGTTAGAAGGATTATCTGCTGATGAGGCAGAGTTTTTAGTAACAGTTGTAAACAAAAAAGTCAACAACAAATACAAAGGTTTTACTGGCAATTTAGTAAAAGAAGCATTTGGTTGGAATGATGACTTTATGAAAAATGAATAAACTAATAACATTATTATTATTAACATTAACACCAACTCTATCACTGGCAGATAAAAAAGGGTATTTCTATGGGGTTAAGTTTGACCATAAAGATAGTAAAACTGATTCTAATACCCTTGGTGTAGAGTATGGTAAACACATACATGATTGTTTAGATATAAAAGTATCAACTAATCATACCGACAAAAAAAATACCTCTCGTTTTGAGATAGGCCCAAAATTCAAACATAAATTCAATAAAGATTGGTCAAGTAGTTTATATGTGGCAATAGGACAAAAGTTTACCACGTATGATAACAATAGTTATTGGGTAATGACTCCAGGAATCAAAAAGAAAATCAACGAAGATTGGAGTTTAGGAACTAGTATAAGATTTCGTGATAGTGTCGATACTAGTCTTGAACAGAGCGATAGAACTTACGGTATTAAACTAGATAAACATTGGCAAGATTTCACAGTAAGTACTCGTTATAGAATGAAACGTGGTGACAGTAATTATAACGCTATAGGGGTCGGTCTCAAGTACGAATTTTAGTGCTTGACATCTATCCCATTATAGTGTATTATATAAGTATATTAACAAATTATGAGAGATAATGCTTAGTTTAGATGAATTAATAATTATGTTGGGTCTTGCAATAAGTGACCCATCGCTACCAATTGAAAAATCAAATACTGATTATGTAGACCCAATTCAAGCAACTTGTCTTGCAGACAATGTTTACTTTGAATCTAGAAATCAAGGAACTGCTGGTTGGAATGCAGTTATTTCAGTAACAATGAATAGAGTAAAAGACAAAAGGTTTCCAAATACTGTTTGTGAAGTAGTTAAACAAGGACCTACAAGAGAGTCTTGGAAACAGAATGGAACTTTCTACCCTATCAAACACAAATGCCAATTTTCATGGTACTGTGATGGTAAGGCAGATAATATACACGAAAATAATATGAAGATATATAAGAAAATATACAATCTATCATATCTATCTTTAATTAAAGATACTCCAATACTAGACATTACTGATGGTGCAACTCATTATCATGCAGATTATGTAACACCAGCATGGGCTCGAACTAAAACAAAGACAGTAGAAATCGGTGACCATATATTTTACAAATGGGAGAAAAAATGAAAAAGAAATCAAAAAATATTAAAATGGAATACAATGGGTCTTTAGAAATATTTTGGCGAAGGGTTGCCAGTTTACATAAGGCATATGAAAAGGCCAAGAATAAAGATATGAAAAATGTTTGGAAACAAAAGATGATGGAGTTAATGAGAAAACTTCAAGAGGTTGACAAAAAAGAATTAAACTGATATAATACTACTATGAATATATTTTATTTACATAATGATACAAAAACTTGTGCCGAACTTCATGTTGATAAGCACGTGGTGAAAATGATTGTTGAATATGCTCAGTTACTATCCACAGCAAAACGAATGACAGATGGCATTAAATATGAAGCAAAATCAAAAACAGGCAGACGAGTACAAAGATATCGACTCGAAAATCCTAACGAAGAAGCAACAGTTTACAAAGCGGTACATTACCACCATCCTAGTGCTGTTTGGGCTCGTTCTTCTTCTCAACACTATAACTGGTTGTACTCATTGTTCATCGAGCTTGGAAGTGAATATACCTGGCGTTACAAAAAACAGCACAGCACTATTCAACTGCTCGAAGAAGTTCTAAAACACCCACCAGTTAATTTAAAAGATAACGGTTGGGTAGAACCACCTCCTGCTATGTCTCATTATCCACAATGCATAGTACCTGGTGATAGTATTCAATCATATAAAAACTACTATATAGAAGCAAAGGCTTATTTTGCAAAGTGGACATCTAGACCAACACCAGTATGGTTTAGTGAGGCAGTAAAGTAAAAATGACAGATATGGAAAAAGATTATCTAGTTTGGCTTCTAAGTGAGATGCAAATACCAAACAACCCTTGGAATGATGAACTAAAGTTTGCAGTCAAAATGCTAACGAAAAAGTATCAAATTAAGGGGGTACAATGATACACGAACACCTCTTAACACCGCCTAGCGGGCGGTTATGAGACGGCAAATTAGGAGAAATACATACAAATGCCAACATATAGACTAAAAAACTTAAAAACAGGTAAAATCTACGAGGACTTTATGTCTATCTCAGATATGGAAAAACTCAAAGATGATAAGAATATAAAACTAATGACACCGACTCAGATGAACATTGTATCGAGTGTCGGTAGTGTTGATAGTCATACTGATAATGGTTGGAAAGAGAATATGGCCAGAATTTCAGAAGCACACCCTAGTAGTCCACTTGCTGAACGATATGGTAAAAGAAGTGTAAAAGAAACTCAGACTAAAAATGTGTTAGAAAAACATAGAAACCGAAAGTCTAAAGATTAGGTACGATAAATATAAATGATACTATCGAGAAACTACAACACCCCAGCAATGGATACGAAGTTTAGTGGTCACTCCGATAATGTATCGGACGTGTGTGTAGCTACGCATTACAATTAAAGGAAATACATATGGCAAACTTTGACTTTTTAGAAGGATTTGAAGGTGACGGCGATTGGGGTTTTACTTCAGTCAAAGAAAAACCATCAGAAGAACAATCTAAACAAACAGAAACAGTAGTAAAACAAACAGCAGATAGTACTGCTAAGGCGGTCTCTAGCGATATAGTAGGTAAATTAGATACTAAACTAGATAGAGTTATATCTCTAATTAGTGCTACTAAAACAGCAGTAAGCGACAAGAATCAAGTTGACTTAGACATTGCTAAAAAGCAAATGGATGATGAATATGATTTGAGAAAAGATAATTTAGGTAAGGAACAAAAAGAAAAGTTTGCTCAATTAGAAAAACTTATCATACCTCTACTAGTTAAATTGGCAAAATCACCAGAAGCATATATACATTGGCCTAACAGAGGTCAAGTAATTGAAGCTCAAGTTAAAAAGATTATAGCAATAACAAGGGGAAAATAATGAAGAGTAATTATGATAAGTGTTTAGAAACAATCTTACACCATGAAGGTGGTTATGTAAATCACCCTAAAGACCCAGGTGGCGAAACAAACCTAGGTGTTACAAAAAGAGTGTATCAAGAACATGGTGGTACTAAAGACATGAAAGATTTAGTAGTCGAAGATGTTGCACCAATATACAAGAAAGGTTATTGGGATAGAATAAAAGGTGACGATTTACCTGGCGGTCTAGACCTTTGTGTTTTTGATTTTGGTGTAAATGCAGGACCTGCTCGTGCAGCTAAGTTTTTACAATCAATGATTGGCACTAAAGTTGATGGTGGCATTGGTCCTAATACTTTGGCAAAAGTAGAAGAATATATCAGAGAAAATGGCGAACACGAAGCCGTAAATAAGTATCAAGAAATGAGACAAAGATATTATACTGAATTGAAAACATTTGATACTTTCGGTAGAGGTTGGACTAGACGAGTTGACGAAACTACAAAATTAGCGCTTGACATTATCTAATAAACCTGTTATAATATTCGTATGATTGATTATATCGCAATACTGTTAGTGATATTAATACTATTAAATTATTTGGAGTTATAATGAATAAAATGAACGCCTTTCTAAACGAAAAATATGATATGAAAACGTTTACTCATATCCCGCTCGAAACTCAATTACCAGAAATACATACTGAGACAATCAATAGAAAAAGATACTATGTTACTCCAGAGGGTAAAAAGTATCCTTCGATTACAACTGTTCTATCGGGTAGAAACAATGAAGGTCTAGTCAGATGGCGTGAGTCAGTTGGTAATGATGTTGCAAATCAGATAATGAGAACAGCTGCTAAAAGAGGTACTGCTGTACACCAATTAGTCGAAGACTATTTAAATAATGACGAACTATCTAATCAAGATGTTTTACCAACAGCACTATTCACTATACTCAAACCTGAGTTAGATAACATAAGTAATATCAGATTACAAGAGGGTGGTCTATACAGCGACTCCTACGGCGTTGCAGGTCGTGTTGATTGTATTGCTGATTACAAAGGTGAACTATCTGTAATAGATTTTAAAACTTCTACTAAAGAAAAGAAAGAAGAATGGATAGAAAACTATTTTATTCAAGGTTCTGCTTATTGTGAAATGTACGAAGAAAGATTTAATCAACCAATAGATAAAGTTGTAATTCTTGTAGTTACTGAAAATGGCGGTATACAAACATTTACAAAGTCAAAAGACGATTATTTACCTTTATTAAAAACAGCTATAAAGGAGTTTAAAGAAAACAATGAAAC